GCTGTATCACGCACAAACCGTAGCATATTCATAAACTGATCCACTGTTTCACAGTCTACGGTTTTCTCATCGCCCTCACTAGAATACAGATAAAGTTTACGTTTGATTGGATCAACGACACAACGTGTCAAGTATTCATCATCCATTAGATTTGTTAGGGTCTACTATACCAGAATGATAACACAAACCTCTCACTCTTGTCAACCTTGCTCACATAGTGAAGATGTTGCGAATTGGAAAAAATAACTAATTTACCTCTCTCTGGTTTAACTTCGATGTCTTCAAACATAGTGGAACCACCCTCAAAATCATCATTTAAGTAAAGCATCGCTGCAAATACGTCTGGTTTGTGAACATTATTATCATCAACATGAGGTTTCATGAATGTTCCAATGGGCCATCTAACGACTCCCACATAATCTAACACTATCTCACTTTCAAATGTTTTACAAAGGTCAGTAACACTATTGATGACATTACTAAACAGTTCATCATCAGTCATATTTAAAGTAATTGGATCTACATTACCACCAAGATACTTTGCACCATAGTTTTTATCAAATTTAAACTCTGGCATATATGTTAGAGTCTCATTTGGATCTGAGTGTGTTACAGCATCCAAAGAACGATCCTCTTTTTTAACACTAAAAAGATCAATAAAAGGTTGGCATAAAGTAGAATCTAAGAAATTATCTTGTATATAAATTAGTTTCTTCAAATTGTAATAGTATTTCTTTTAGTTCGATACTCTGGATCATTATAGTTTGGAGTATCAGGTGCAGTATCTGGATTAAAGTTTGGATCTGGATAATCTTTCCAACTTTCACCTTGATATTCAACATACAATGGGTTTACATCTTTTCTTGCTGCATATACATGATAGAAACAATTAACAGGCATTCCACCCTGTGCTTGCAAGTATATAAATTGATCATCCCATCTTTTTACTATTATATCTTGATGAGAACCAATCGGTTGTAATTGAACAGAGATACTCTCAACATCCACAAGATCTTTCCAATAATCAGGTAGTTTTATTATCTTTTCATTTCTTACTCTACCTCTATCATATACACCAACCTCTGGGCCTTCAATACAAGCATATCTAAGTCTCCATCCATCTTTACTTGGATGTTTGATATCAAAAGGTTTTGGTGAAGCATCTGCTGCTGCAAATCTAGAAGCAAGCCTTCCTTTGTTACCACAATCTGTAGAACCACTTACATATAAATCACCTTTAATATAAACTGAATCGACACTACTACCACCAGTCACATAAAGAGCGTTTTGAGTTCCACCATCCCCTATAATCTGAGCATTACCATTTACATGAACTGATCTATCTGTTCCTATGGTATCTTCTCTACCAACCATCAAAGTAGCACTAGCACCTGAAAAAGCATCTACCTTTCCTATCTGTGTATTACCTTGAATATATGCAGTATGATCTACCTTTTCTTTTCCTACTCCTAATGCTTTAGGAACTATCTTTTTGGCAGCAACAATAAGTTGCCCACCGTATGCGAATATTTCGTCGAATGCAAATGCCATGTTACTCCTTGTTTACTTCTGCTGGTTCTGGTAGTTTATCTTTTGCCATCGCACAAGATACTCCCTCTATGAGTGGTGATATTAATTGCAATCCAAGACTACCTCTGATGGTCATCAAACCTGATGTCATAAGTTTAAGAGATTGCTTACCATCTATTGTAACATTTTTTGAGTCAAGTTTCAAGGTCTCATATGCATTTGCCCAAATAACTCCTTGAGGAGCATTACCATTAGCAATTAATTCAATATCAAGTGCCTCTAATTTAATCTTACCATTTGCTGCTTTAAGATGTATATCACCATTCTCTGCTAGAATTACGACTGCCTCTTGTTTCTTATCTAAATCCTCACCACTATGAATAAAGGTTGAACCAGGTGCATTCATTATAGTGTAACCAGTTCGCGGCCCATCCTCATCGAATGACATAAAATGTCTACCATCCAATGCTTCTATCGCAACACTAGAAGTGCAATCACCTTTTGGGCTTAACTTACCAAAAGTAATCGCACCATTCATGGCACTAAGAACTTGATTCCAAAAATTCCTTTTTTTCATTAGTATCCTCCTCCGTATCCACCGCCACCGCCACCACCGCTAGGTGTGCTAGGTGTTGATGGTGCTGGTGTTGCAGGTGTTGATGGGGTTGAGTAACCACCACCAGTTGCAGGTGTTGTCGGTGTGCTCGGTGTGCTTGTTGATGGAGTCGATGGAGCACTCGTTGGTGTAGTAGAGTAACTTCCTCTTGATGGAGAACTTATAGCTTCTATAGTATCCTCCCGAGTTTCAGTCTCCTCCCTCTGACTTGCAGTAATCTCTCCTTCAATCTGTCTCTTCTGAACACTCGCAAGTTGAGTATCATAAACGACAATATTAGTTCCAGAATTAGCAGATGTTCCTGCATATCTGATACCATTTACATAATATATGTTTCCATAGTAAGGTTTACCATCAACGTAACCATTTATATTTAACCCAACAAGATCATATACCTGAACCACATCTGTTAATACAGGTTCAACTGGTTGTGGGTCACGAATGATATCAAAATTAGGAACAAAGGTTGCATTGAATCCAGTCACTGTATTCATTCTGATTTGTGGTAACTCTGTAAATCTACCGCCCTTATCAACAGATACTGATCTTATCTTTCCAAAAGGATCACAGTTATATGAAAGAACACTACCATTACTTGGTATGATCTCTATTTGATCAACACCACAATTATGATTGAAACCAGGATTTGTAACAGTCACTCCTGTAAGTGTAAGAACAGCAGGATATTGAGGAACTGTTTGTGGTGGTGGAAGATAACCTTGACCACTATCTCTGACAATAACTTGAACTACTACTCCATTCTCAATAAGAGTTTGAAGAACAGCACCACTACCATTATTACAAGGATCTATAACTTGAACTTGAGGTGATGAAGTATATCCAAAACCACCACTCACAATATCAACTGCAATTAAATTACCACTACTATCTACAACTGGATTAGCAGTTGCTCCAACACCACCACCTCCAAAGAATTTAAGTTTTGGTGGGCCACAAGGTTGATCACCAGTTAAACAAGGATCAGATCGAAGTAAATTTTTGGGAGTTAATGCATTGACTTCATTAATTGTCAAAAATCTAACCTTCTCATCTCCATCAATAAAAATAAATTCTGTGTCTGTATTTGATTCAGCATATGCATTTGCATCAGCAATAGACACATCCTTAATGTATCCATCAGTTTCGCTGATGTATCCTACTTTGATATTATCAAATGACGTTGGTGTTATTGGCATTATTGTAGACTCTCCTGAACTGTATCGTATATAATATCGTGAGGTGTTGTTGTGTGTGCAATACCAACCATCTTAACTGTTCTTCCATCCTCTCTTGTATGAACATGGAATGCACCATAATAAGGTTGACCATTAACATATCCTACTAGATTAGTTAGATCAGTTGCTCTTGATGTTGGTTTAGCAAATATCTTCTTAATTGTAACACCTTGCTTACTAGAACTCAACTTTTCTATACCAGTTCCATAAGATTTTCTCTCCTTTGCTGAAAGAGAAGTATTTTTAGCAGACTCTGCAACATTTGATGTGCTAGGTTTATCAGTTGATCCACCCCCACTTTGCATTGTATGCTCATCATTAGGTGAACACTCTGGATCAGGATCACAATTAAATATCTTAGTTATTGAATTAACAAAATTTAAAGATGATGCAATATCAAAATTCATACCACCCAATGCACCTAAACCTAATCCACCTGATAGTGGGCCCGCAAGTGCAGCTCCTCTACCAGCAATAGCACTCAAAATTCTTGGATTAATTGATGCAAGACTACCAGCAGCAGAAATTAAATTTGGTATGTTACCAGATCTAATTGCTCCAAAAGCATTCCCTATACCAGTTAAGATATTTTCATTTACACCTAAGATATTAGATGCTAAAACTAATCCTGCTGCTATACCGTTTGGATTTGATTTATCACCAATCAAAGATAAAGCATCAGCAATTAATTGTTGATTATTTGGTGTGTTTTGACCAGCAGCATCAATAAATGAAACTAATCCACGACCATAGTTTCCATCTGACCAGAAACGATTTGATGATCCAATACTATTTGGATCTATTCCAGCCTCATCTGCTAGTGTCTGAGAC